GCTACTTTCTGCCACAACATTGCCAACGGCCTGCCCATCACCGTCAATGACCGCGCAACTGAGCTGGAACTGCTGTAGCCGGGAGTTGGTAGCTGCCGATTATGGAGCACCGACCACAAGAAAACGATGGTATGCGGTGTTCCGACGGGATGGGAAAGAGATTCGGTGGCCGGAACCTACACACAGTAAGGATGGAACAAACGGAAAGCAAAGGTGGGTATCGGTGGCATCAGTCTTGAATTTCAGCGACTTGGGACAGTCAATCTTTGGACGGGAAAAACCGCTTGCACAAAATACGATGAAACGCACGGCAAGAGGATTAGAAAAATTTGTTTTTAATAACCCAGAGCCATTTATAGTGCAAGTGAATCATGGCGGCGATAACTTCCGTGGACAGGATGTTCACGAACCGATACCAACAATTACAGGAAAGCATGGCTTTGGAATGGTAACACCATATATTATTCAGTATCATTCGGAAACTGCAAAGAACGAGGTAAGAGGTCAGAACATTGCAGATCCGCTGCAAACGATCGACACGAGCAATCGTTACGGTTTGGTAGCTATGTTTCTTGAAAAATTCTATAAATCGGGGGTTGGACAGCCGATGAGTGAGCCAATGCACACGATTACAACAAGTCCTGGACATTTTGGACAAGTTTCGGTTCTTGCAGTGAAATGGGAAGAACTGAAAGAAGCTGGAATTAAGCCGGAAATAGCTCAGAAAGCTACGTGGGTATCACAATTCATTATGGAATATTATGGTTGTGGTACAGGGCAGACAACAAGTGAACCATTACACACGATAGTAACGAAAGACAGGTTTGCGTTAATTACGATTCTTGGAAGCGAATATGCGCTGCTGGACATCTATCTGAGAATGCTGCAGCCGGAGGAGTTAAAATTGGCGCAAGGATTTCCAAAAGACTACATCATAGATAAAGATTACAACTGGAAACCGTATCCAAAGTCAAAGCAGGTGGCGCGGATTGGGAACAGCGTGGTGCCGATTATGGCGCAGAAACTGGTAGAAGCAAACTGCCCGTATCTAAAAGTAGGAGTGCGGGTGCCAAACCTTAACATCGATGACAGCCAAGAGCAGTTGAGATTTGCGTGAGGAGGTGATACCAATGGAGAAAAAGGTTCTGGAGCAGTACATAGACGCATGCGAGCTGATCAAAGAGACGGAAAAGGACATTAGACGGCTGAAAAAGAAGCGGCAGACCATCGTGCAGACGAACGTGTCCGGGAGCAATCCGGATTTTCCGTACAATCCGCAGCACTTCAAGATCGCGGGAACAGCGTTCACTTATGAGGAGGATAGTAGACTGCGACACGAGGAAAAGATCCTGGAAGAGCGCAAGGAGAACGCCCAGCGACTGAAAACGGAAGTGGAGCAGTGGATGAACCACATTCCACAGAGGATGCAGCGGATCATCAAGTACAGAGTCTTCGAGGAGATGAGCTGGAGCCAGGTGGCAAGTAAACTGGGGCGGAAAGCTACGGAGGGCAGTGTGAAAATGGAATTTCAAAGATTTTTCGAGAAAGAGTAAACTTTGTTACGTTTGTTACATATGTTACGATTCAAAATGTTATAGTGTATCATGGAAGAACGGCAGGAAAGGTTTCATCTTTTCTTTACCTCCTTGTGAATGTATTTTGAGCGGCGGTCAGGTGTTACAGCTTGACCGCTGATTGGGCAGGCATCAGCCCGTGGAAAAAGCCCGAATGATGCACGGTGCAGATTGGTACCATGCACCTATTGGAACGTAGCTCAAGGAGAGCGCAGAGACGCCGGCACGAGGCGCAGGTTCGAATCCTGCCGTTCCAACTCTCCAGTGGATGGAGATTCTCCGATTTGTTACTCTTATACAAGGATTCCTCGCAGAGATGCGGGGAATTTTTGCGTGCAGAAATGAGGTGAGCTTGAGTGACGGAAAAACAGAAAAAGTTTTGCGATGAATATTTGAGTGATTTGAACGCCACTCGGGCATATAAAGCAGTGTATAAAGGCGTGAAAAGTGATGAAGTAGCTAAAGCGGCGGCAAGCAGATTGTTAACTAATGTTAACGTTAAAAAATATATAGCTGATCGGATGGAAGAGATCCACAACGAGAAGACGGCGGACGCCCAGGAAGTAATAGAGTATCTGACTTCCGTGCTTCGCGGAAAAAGCAGTTCCACAGAAATTGTAGTTGAAGGAACCGGCGACGGCTGCTCCGAGGCACGAACCATCGAAAAGGCACCGTCTGAGAAAGAGCGCTTAAAGGCTGCGGAGCTTCTCGGCAAGCGATACGGACTGTATACAGAGAAAGTTGATGTGGCAACCGATATGGATCTCAACATCACGATTGACTACGGGGAGGACGATTCCGGATGAATATAAACGTCCAGATGAATCCGGGCTTCAAAGAAGTTGACCGTTCCCGGAAAAGATATATCGTTATGAAAGGCTCTGCTGGATCAGGAAAGAGTGTTGATACGGCGCAGAATTATATCCTGCGGCTGATGCAGGATCCGGGAAGAAATCTTCTATGCGTTCGAAAGGCGGACGTGACCAACAGGGATAGCACTTTTGCAGAATTGCAAGGTGCTATTTTTCGCATGTTTGGGGAGCAGTACAAGAAATATTGGCATATTAACAGCTCCAACATGATTGTGGAGTGTAAAATCAACCGCAATCAGATCATTTTCCGAGGCGTCAACGATGAAAAGCAGCGTGAAAAACTGAAATCCATTACATTCAAACGTGGCAAGCTGACGGATGTCTGGATCGAAGAAGCCACGGAAATTACGCAGGCGGACTTCGAGATCATTGATGACCGTCTCCGTGGTGAACTGCCGGATGGACAGTTCTATCAGATCCGGATGACGTTCAACCCGGTATCGGCGTACCACTGGATTAAGCGTGTGTTCTTTGACCGGTCAGATCCGGATGTTCTGACACATCAGTCAACCTACGAGCAGAACCGCTTTATCGATGATGCCTACCGAAGACGTATGATGCGGCGTAAGGAAGTGGATCCAGAGGGGTATCGGGTGTATGGCCTGGGGGAATGGGGCGAGGTCGCCGGACTGATCCTCAAAAACTATGTTGTCGAAGAATTTGACTGTTCACCGGAACGATTCGATTACATGGTCAATGCACAGGATTTCGGATTCAATCACGCCAATTGCATCGGTGAGGTTGGCTTTAAGGATGGTGAGTTGTATCTATGCCGGGAACTGTACGTGTATGAGATGGACACGGACGAGATCATCCGGCTGGCGGAGGGGCAGTTCAACAAGCGCCTGCGCATGTGGTGCGATTCTGCGGAGCCGGACCGTATCAAGATGTGGCAGAAGGCGGGATACCGCGCAAAAGGCGTGCAGAAGGAGCCGAACAGCGTGCATGCCCAGATAGATTACCTGAAACAGCACAGAATCCATATTTACCCGTCCTGCGTCAATACAATAAAAGAAATTCAGCAATGGAAGTGGAAGAAGGATGAGCGTACCAACACTTATCTCGAAGAGCCAGTTCCATTTTTTGATGATGCCATGGCGATGCTTCGGTACTCCATTGAGGAAGAACGCAAGGCGAAACCACGGCTGAACAGAAAGGTGAAAGGAGGGATATAGAAGTGCAAACGAATTTGTATAGGCTGCCGTCGGAAGAGACGCTGACAGATGCCAAATTGAACGAATTTATCATGCGGCATTCCGGAGAGTGCGCATTTAGATACAGCAGGCTGCAGGAGGCCTACGAGACGGATTACCCGATCCTGCATGAGCCGTTAAAGCCCAAGTGGAAGCCGGACAACCGAATCATGGTCAATTTTGCAAAATATATCGTGGATACGATGAATGGTTTCTTCATCGGGCATCCAATTAAGCTACTGGTTGATGGTGGAAACGAAGTGGTTGAGAAATATGTTGAGTTCCTGGATCAGTACAACGATCAGGACGATAACAATGCTGAACTGTCCAAAATCTGCAGTATCTTTGGCAAGGGTTATGAAATGTATTATGTGGATGAGAATGGGAATATCGGTATTACATACCTGAGCCCGCTGGATGCATTCATGATCTACGATGATTCCGTGCTGGAAAGGGAACGATATTTCGTGCGGCTGTATTACGATTCGAATCAGATCCTTCATGGAAGCGTATCGGACGAGACGAAGGTCCGCTGGTTTACAATCAAAGGAAAATTGCTCTGGGATGCAGACGAGAAGATACACGGCTTCGACGGCGTTCCGGCATCGGAGTACGTAGAAAACAAGGAGCGTATGGGAATCTTCGAGCCGGTCCTTACGATGATTAATGCATACAACAAGGCGATCAGCGAGAAAGCCAATGATGTTGACTATTTCGCGGATGCCTATCTCAAGGTTCTTGGTTCCAAGCTGGAAGAAGACGATGTGGCGCATATCCGGGATGACAGAATCATTAATTTCGACGGGGACACCGAACGGTTGATTGTCGAATTTCTTCAGAAACCGGATGGTGATACCACGCAGGAGCATCTGATCGATCGTCTGGAAAAGCTCATTTTCCATATCAGCATGGTGGCCAATATCTCGGATGAGAATTTTGGCACCAGTTCCGGCATCGCCATGAAATATAAGCTGCAGGCAATGAGTAACTTGGAAAAAACGAAAGAGCGGAAATTTACCAGCGGTATGAACCGGAGGTATCGTCTGATTTTTTCAAATCCGGTCTCAGGAATGAAAAAAGATGACTGGGTGAAGATCCATCCACATTTTACACCAAATTTCCCGGCAAACCTGCAGGAAGAGGCAGAGATCGCGAAGAATCTGGAAGGTGTGGTCAGCCAGGAAACACAGCTCGGGGTGCTGTCTATTGTGGACAATGTACAGGATGAAATCAAGAAAATTGATACCGATCAGAACAAGGTGAGAGCGGATCCAGTGATGAAGCAGATGTTTGGCGGCGGTGGACAGGATGACGAGTAAGGAATACTGGCAGAAACGTGAGACGGAACATGCCAAGAAGAATAAGATGTCTGAGCAGACCTATGCAGAAGAGATCCGGAAGACCTATGCGTATATGGCGGATCAGATTCAGAAGGAAATCGATGGATTTTACGCAAAATACGCCAATGCTGAGAAGATTTCGCTGGCAGAAGCAAAGAGAAGGGTTTCCAAGCTCGATATCGAAGAGTATGGCAGGAAAGCGGCGAAATACGTCAAAGAAAAAGATTTTTCCGACCAGGCGAATGAAGAGATGCGGCTGTACAATGCAACCATGAAGATCAACCGTCTGGAACTGCTGAAAGCCAATATTGGGCTGGAAATGGTATCCGGATTCGATGAACTGCAGAAATATTTCGATCGGACGCTGACACAGCAGACAATAGAAGAGTTTCGCAGACAGGCGGGTATTCTTGGCAATTCCGTGCAGGAAAATGGGAAAATGGCGCGGGCAATTGTCGATGCGTCATTCCATAACGCCACTTATTCCGATCGAATCTGGATGTATCAGGATATGCTGAAAGCAGAGCTGGACAAGCTGCTGAAAACAGGGCTAATCCAGGGCAAGAACCCGCGGGAGCTTGCGGTGCACCTGCAGAAACGCTTCGGCGCAAGCAGGGAGGATGCAGAGCGGCTCATGGTCACGGAGCTTGCCAGAGTCCAGACAGAAGCGCAGAAACAGTCCTACCTTCGAAACGGATTCGAGGAGTATACATACGTTGCCTGCGGGAATGCAGATGTCTGCGAACGGTGCCAGGCGTTGGATGGCAGGCATTTCAAAGTTCAGGACATGATGCCGGGGACGAACGCGCCGCCGATGCATCCGCGGTGTCACTGCTCCACGGCAGCCCATGAAGACAGTGCAGAATATGAGAAATGGTTGGACTTTCTGGAGCAGGGTGGTACCACAGAAGAATGGGAAGCATCGAAAAACAGAAAGGCAAGATATAAAGACAACGAAGGAATATTCCAAACATTGGATGGCAGATCAAAGGGGCGAGACGTTATCAAACCTCGAAATATCATGAAAGAAATGAAAAAGTCCAGCATCGGAACGGAAATGTTGGAATATCTTCAGGAAAATGATATTCAAATAAAGGTATGGTACGGAGTTGATGTTGATGAAGGACTGGACGGACTTTTCGAAGATGGAGAAATCAACATTTATGCTGATAATACCAAAACGGTTCGTGAAACGGCTATTACGGTGATTCACGAGGCCACGCATGCCAAAATCAACAAGCCAAATACCAAAAGTCAAGAACTGCAATGCTATGTGAACGAGTACAGGCATCAAAACATTGAATTGACAGAGAAAGTGCTCCAGGATATAATTAATCATATAAATGATAAATATCCGAATCTGAAATGGGAGTGATTGTTTATGACGAATACTCTGAATATTCCGCCTCATGAGAGAGTAAAGCTCTTGAGGAAAGGCGAAAAAGTTTTGTGCAAAAAATGTAAAACAGGAATCATGATTCCTGTTGGCGACCGTGAAAAAACCAATACTTTTTACTGTGATTCTTGCAAGAATCAGTTAATTATCAACTGATGATAAGGAGACAGGACAAATGGCTCAGAATGATTATTTCGTGATTGTATACCAGGTACTGAAATATCTGTATGAATGCTTGAAAAAGGGTGAAAAACCAGAAGCGTGTTACCTTACAGCATCAGCTTATAATATTCCTGAGAATTATTGGCAGTATATCATTTTAAGCCTGATTACGGAAGAATATGTAAAAGGCATTGCTGTTAATCATACGAAAGATGGCGTTCTTTTAGGCGATCTGCCCGATACCATTATCACGCCGAAAGGTATTTCATATCTGTTCGAAAATTCGTTGCTTGAAAAGGCAAAAAGGACGTTGAAGGACGTAAAAGAGATGGTTCCGTTCGTATAAAACTGTTTAAGGAGTAAAAAACGATAATGGCAAAGAATGACATGGAAGTAATCATGTATAAAATACTGAGATATCTGTACGAATGCATGAAACTCGGTGTAGAACCAGAACTCGAACAGTTCGCGTGGAATTCAAAATTATTTGATATTCCGCAAAGCTATTGGTGCAAGATCATTGCAACACTTGTAAGGAAGGGATATATTACAGGATTTGTGGTCGTTGACAAAACAAAAGACGCGCCAATGCTCCAAACAGACAGACCATTTGAGATTACGTTTGAGGGCGTACAGTTCCTGGAAGAAAACAGCCGCATGCAGAAAGCAAAAGAATATTGTGCTGAAACATTCAACGTGATATTGTCTGCATTACTTGGCGCGATTATTTCATAGTTACCACTAGTCGAGAGGCCGGTGGTATTTTTATGCCCATTTAAGAAAGAGAGGATCAAAGAGTGATTGAAGTATCCGTTCGTAAGAACGAAATCAAGGTATCCGGCCATGCAATGTATGCACCGCACGGGCAGGACATTGTCTGCGCAGGCGTTTCCAGCCTCGTGCGGACGCTGATCCGCTCGATCGAGGATCTAACAAGGGATGAAATAGAATACGAAGTATCGCCCGGCTGGGTTGATATACAGTATGGGAATCTATCAGAGAGAGCAAGAACTCTGGTGGATTCCTTTTTTGTCGGCATCTGTCTGATGGTCGATGAATTTCCGGAACATGTCCGGATCATGTAACTGATGTGACCGAAATGTCGTTAAACTATGATTCCGGAGCAACGGCACGGGGCTATTATAGAACGGGACGGGGCAGAAAGGACAAAAAAATAATGAAGTACAAAAACAACCATTATCGTTGGAGAATCCCGATGATGAACCTGCAGTTATTTGCAGAAGGCGAAGGAGACGGCAGCGGGGCCGGGGACGGAAACGAGGACGGAGCTGGAGCAGGGGCTGGAGATAACGGCAACGAATTATCTTTTGACGATTTCCTGAAAGAGGGAGACAACCAGGCAGAGTATGACCGCAGAATCCAGAAAGCAGTAAATGCAGCAGTGACCAGAGCACAGGAAAAGTGGAAGGCACTGACGGACGACAAACTTTCGGAAGCGGAAAAACTGGCCAAGATGACCAAGGAAGAGAAAGCCGAATACAAAACGAGACAGCTGGAAAAAGAGCTGGCAGATCTGAAGCGACAGAATGCTGTTACGGAAATGGCAAAGACAGCCAGAAAGATGTTGGCAGACGAAGAGATCAACATTCCTGATGAACTTTTGGGGCATCTGGTATCGGACAATGCAGAGGATACCAAGACAGCAGTGGAATCTTTTTCCAAGCTGTACAAAGCAGCTGTCCAGGCAGCAGTGAAAGAAGCTCTGAAAGGAAATTCACCGAAAAGCGGTTCCGGCGGGAAATCCATGACGAAAGAACAGATCATGGCGGTCAGCAATCCGCTGGAAAGACAGAAGCTGATCGCTGAAAACATTGCATTATTTCAGTAGGAGGAAAACATATGCACAAAATTGGAAAATTAGGGCTGCAGGTATTTGCAGCACCGGAGAACATGACAGGGCAGGCGCAGATCCAGGTAAAAGCCCGTGAGATTGACTTCGTAACGAGCTTTGGAAAGAATATTCAGGCACTTCTGGACATTCTTGGTATTGCCCGGATGATCCGAAAAGAAAACAATTCGGTATTAAAAACAAAGAAAGTAACAGGAACCCTTCAGTCCGGCGATGTAGGCGAGGGTGAGGAAATCCCGTATTCCCGTTATGAGGTAGTGGAGACACCGTTTGATACCATTCGGATCGAAAAGTACAGAAAAGGTGTATCCCTGGAAGCGATCGCAGAAAAGGGCTATGATGCCGCTGTACAGTCCACAGATGAAGAATTTAAAACGGATCTGCAGAACGTGGTCATGGATAAGTTCTATGCTCAGCTGAAAGCCGGATCCCTGACCGGACACGAAAGCACCTGGCAGATGGCGGTTGCGATGGCAATCGGTAAAGTAAAGGACAAATTTAAAAAGATGCGGAGAAGTGCAACCGGAACAGCCCTCTGGGTGAACACACTGGATGTATACAAATATGTTGGCGCTGCGAACATCACGCTGCAGACGGCATTCGGCTTTGAATACATGAAAAATTTCCTTGGAGCGGAGGTTGCTTTTATCAGCTCTGAAATTCCGGAAAACGTAGTCATCGCCACTCCGCTCAACAATATCATCGGATATTATGTTGACCCGGGTGATTCTGAATTTGCAAAATCAGGCCTGGTTTATACCACAGATCCAACCACAAATTTCATCGGTTTCCACTCTCAGGGCTCTTATGAGCGTGCAATGTCGGATCTGTTTGCAATCATGGGACTGCGGATCTTCTGCGAGTACCTGGATGCGATCGCCTATATCTCTGTTGGCGGAGCTGATACCCAGACACTGGGAAAACTGACCCTGACATCCGCAGAAGGTTCTGAAACCGGAAAAACAAAACTTTCCGTAAAAGAGCAGCTGATGTCTATGAAAAACTGCTGGAAGTACAAAGATGCGGCATCCGCGACTACCGTGAAATACGGCGATGACGTGAAAAACTGGAGCAAATGGGATGGAGAATCCGAAATCGCATCTACAGAAACCCATCACATCACGCTGGTTGAGTGTGATCAGAACTATAAAGCAGTCCGTTCCGGCGATGTAACAGTAGCTGTGAAGAGCTGAGAAGGAGGAACCTATGTACAGGGTGATTGAATACTTTACGGATCTTCATGACGATGACCATGAGTACCGAGAGGGTGATGTTTTCCCGCGCGAGGGAATCAAGGTCTCGAAAGAGCGTCTGGAAGAGCTTGCTTCGGATAAAAACCTGCGTGGAACCCCGGTGATCGAACTGGTAAAAGAACCAGAGAAGTAGGAGGCAGTCGATGCTCGAAGATCTGAAACTGCTTCTTGGACTGGAAGACACAGATAAAAAGACAGAACAGCAGCTACAGCTGATTCTGAATGCCACGAAACAGCGGTTGAAATTTCTTCTTGGCGGTCTGGAGCCGCCGGAAGAAATGGAATACATCATATTGGATGTTTCAGTCATTCGATTCAACAGAATCGGATCAGAAGGGCTCTCCTCTCACAGTGTTGAGGGCGAGAGCCTTTCCTGGTCTGAAAATGATTTTGCCGGGTACATGGATGATATTCAGTCTTATCTGGACAGCCAGCGGGAGGCAAGGAAGGGAAAGGTGAAGTTTCTGTGAGATACGATACGCCAATTTTCTTCCAGCGAGTCCTGCCGGGTGAGTATGATCCAACGACTGGAAACTATGCCGACGATCAGGTAACAGAGGTGCGGAAAATGGCATCTGTGATGGATACGCGGGCGGAAATCATGCAGATCGTATACGGAGGAATCCGTCAGGGCAGTGTGACGGTACAGCTCCAGAACCATTATCAGAAGCCATATGACAGAATTCGGATCGGGAACACGAACTATAAAGTGGACTATACGCGAAAATTGCGTGTAAAACAGACATTCATACTATCGGAGGTGGTCTGATGCCGAAAATCAAGCTGGAAGGAATGGAAAAACTGCAGGTTAAACTGAAAAAAAACGTGCAGATGAGTAAAGTGAAACAGATAGTAAAGGATAATGGTGCAGCGCTGCAGGAGGCCGCACAGAGAAAAGCTCCAGTGGATACTGGTAATTTGAAACGAAACATCGGTCTTGAGATCCGAGATGGCGGCCTTACGGCGGAAGTAGAGCCGACGGCAGAGTATGCGGCGTATGTGGAGTATGGAACCCGTTATATGAACGCACAGCCGTATATGCGTCCTTCCTATACGGCACAGAAAGAGAAGTTCAAATCCGATTTGAAAAAGCTTACGAGGTGACATCATGGACCCACAGCAGGAATTATTCAGTGCGTTGCTTCTGGAATTAAAAAAACAGTATCCAGACAGTGTGTATGACACGTTTCTACCGCCGGAAGGCACGCCATACCCGTTTATCTATCTGGCGGACAGCAATTTGACCGACAGAGCCAATAAAACGGCTGTATTCGGCACTGCAAGCCAGACAATTCACGTCTGGCATGACAATCCGCGGCAGCGCGGCACAGTATCACAGATGCTTCTGCAGATTAAGCAGATTTGCAGACAACTGGAACATACCGGCAGCTTCTCCTGGTCGGTGCAGGATTTGAACCAGAGAATATTGCCGGACACAACTACCAACCAGCCACTTCTTCACGGAATCGTAGAAGTGACTTTTTTATTCAGTTAGGAGGAGAACAGCATGAGAAATACAATGAATTTGCAGTTATTTGCAGATGCGGTACGTGGTAAAAAGATCGTTTATCTGTACCGCCTTAAAAAAGATGCGGCTAAAAATGCAGCTACAGCATTAGCGTTTACGACAGAGAACGGCAGAACGACAAGCAAGGATGCAGATACCACAGAGACCAAGGACGGCACGATTCGAACCCCGGGAGCAGCCGAGGTTGAGATTACGGCAACCAGTATTCTTGCCAAGGGCGACACACTGATCGACTCTCTTGAAGATGCCATGATCAACGATGAACTGGTCGAGATCTGGGAAGCAAATCTGGATGAACCAGCATCCAGCGGAAGCAATAAATTCAAGGGAAAATATTTCCAGGGTTACGTAACGGAGCTGGAAAAGACTTCGAATGCCGAGGATATGGTAGAAGTATCCATTACCTTTGGCGTAAACGGAACCGGCGAGAAAGGCGATGTGACAGTGACAGCCGCACAGCAGGAAGTAGCGGCATACGTATTTACAGATACGACAAAAACAGGAGCGTAAAAGAACAGTTGAGGGCGAGAAATCGTCCTCTTTTTGATAGTAAAGGAGAAAAATGATATGGAACTTACAATCAATGGACAGGTGTATCAGTTTAATTTTGGCATGGGATTCATGAGAGAAATGAACAAGAAAGTAAGCATGCCGGTAGACGGAGTAAAAGATGCCAAGAAGAATATTGGCCTGAGATACGCTGTGGCAGGGATCATGGACGGAGATGTAGAGGCTCTTGAGGATCTGTTACTCGTAGCGAATAAAGGGCAGAATCCGAGAGCAACTACAGAAATTCTGGATGAATATATTGATGATCCGGATACCGATATCAATCAGCTCTTCGAAGATACGATGGGTTTCTTAAAGAATGCAAATGCTACGAAGAAATGCGTCCAGAATCTCGAGAAGACGATCGAGGAAGAAAAAGCGAAGAAGTAGGTGGCGTAGCCCATGAAGAGGTGAGTTTCGAAGAACAATACCGGGAAGTTGCAATCAGCTGCTTCCGGTATCTGGGATTCACATCGTTTGAGCAGGTTGATCGTCTGACGATTGCACAGTACGAAATTATGATGGAAGCGCTGAGATATCGAATAGTAGACGACGAATACAGGGCACATCGGCAGGCCTTTCTGAATTTTGCGGCCCAAGCGCAAAAAAAATCCGGAAAGAAAACAGTGCCAGTATACAAGCGATTCCGTAATTTCTTTGACTATGAAAAAGAATTAAAAAATGTGAAGGAAAAGAAGCACAAGAAGGGTGATCCACGATTCGCCGGAATATCCAAATTGTTAAAGAGAGGAGAGTGAACAGATGGCAGAATCTTATAGCGTAAAGGCGGTTTTATGCGCGGAAGATAAGAACTTCTCATCAATGATGAAATCATGCAACAGTTATGCTGAAAATCTGAAAAATACGCTTACAAGTGGAATTGGATTCGGCGCTATGGCGGCGATCGGATCCAAGGCAGTATCGGCAGTCGGAAGTGGATTAAAAAGTCTGACTACAGGAGCAATAAGCGCTGGTGCGAATTTTGAGAATGCTATGTCATCTGTAGCAGCTATTTCCGGGGCTACAGGATCTGACTTTGATCGGCTGTCTGAAAAGGCGAAACAGCTCGGAAAATCCACACAGTACACCGCAAGTGAGACAGCTTCTGCGATGGAGTACATGGCAATGGCCGGCTGGAAAACTGAGGATATGTTAAATGGAATCGAAGGCGTAATGGATCTGGCCGCTGCATCGGGAGAAGATTTGGCTGGCGTTTCCGACATCGTAACAGATGCTATGACAGCTTTCGGTTTATCGGCGAATGGCACCACCAAAATTATCAAAGATGGTTTTACAAAAGAAGTCTCCAACGCTTCACATTTTGCTGATGTTCTGGCAGCAGCTTCGGCAAATTCTAACACCAACGTTGCTATGCTGGGCGAATCTTTTAAATATGCGGCTCCCGTAGCTGGATCGTTAGGATACAGCGTAGAAGATACAGCCATTGCCCTCGGACTCATGGCGTCGTCAGGGTTGAAAAGCAGTATGGCTGGTAGCAGCCTCCGAACTATCCTGACAAATCTTGCCAAGCCAACAGATGATATCAGTGACGCAATGGATTATTTGGGCATATCCTTGCAGAATGGTGATGGCTCTATGAAGTCTCTGATGGACATTGTAACGGATTTGCGAGGTGCATTTGGACAATGTAAAATGCCAATGGATCAGTTCCAAGAGAATCTTGCAAAACTTGACGAAAAGTATGCCAATGGAGAGCTGACAGAAAAGAAGTATAATGAAGCATTAGCAGATTTAACGGAAAAGGCTTATGGAGCAGAGGGAGCGTTAAAGGCCAAATATGCTGCTACATTAGCTGGAAAAGAGGGTATGTCAGGTCTGCTTTCAATCGTGAGTGCGGCACCAGAGGATTTTGACAAGTTAACTAATGCCATCTATAACAGTGACGGCGCGGCCAAAGAAATGGCAGAAATAAAAATGGATAACTTGCAGCACGATGTTGTGAAACTGCAGTCTGCTATGGAAGGGCTTGGAATCACCGCATTCAACCAGGTTGGCGGAAAAATGAGAGGTTTGGTTGGCATCGCAACTGAGATGGTTGGAAAAATCGATGAAAAACTTGCCAGTGGAAAAGGAATTGAAAAGGCTGTCGATAAAATAGAATCAATGGTCGAGAAAGCAAAACCATATTGGAATATTTTCAAAACGGATGCAGTGGAAGCGGGAACAGCGCTGGGCGATGCGGCTGGAGCTATCATAGGAGATATTAAGAAACTTTCAGGTTCTTTTGGCAGCACAGAAAGTATTGAAAATTTCTCAACCACTTTGGGCAAGGTTAAAGATGGAATTGTAGCAGTTTCGGGATTTCTGGAAAAACATTCGGACGCGATTGCAAAAGTAGCGGTAGCGCTTCCGAAACTATTGGTTGCATATAAAGGCTTCAAAATTGTTAAGGCCGTAGCACCATTTATTGGTGCGTTTACAGGAGCTGTTGGAGGACTGGCAAAGGCTGGCCTTGGAAAAATCGCGCCTGGGCTATTCAAAGTTTCAAAAGGACAGGAAGCGGTTGGCAAATCAAGCGGTGGCAGTGCAAAGAAAATGGTAGCGTCTGCAAAAGCATTTATGATGATGGGTGTCGGGGTGCTGGCGATTAGTGCTGGATTCTATTTGCTTGCGCAGTCTGCAATTGCAGTAACCAACGCTGGCCCAGGGGCAATCGCTGTTTTTGGTGGTCTGATTGGTGTTGTAGTAGGACTTGCAGTTGGTATGACAAAGATGCTTTCGTCTATGTCTGGCGGGTCGAAGAAATTAACAGCGATGACACCGGCGCTTCTGGCGTTGGGAGCGGCTGTATTAATGATTAGCGCAGGTTTGGCACTGCTGGCATATTCTTCAATTCAGTTGGCGAATGCTGGTCCCCTGGCCATTGGATGTATGGCAGGAATGGTCGTAGCGCTTGCCGGTTTGATGTTGGTAGCGAAAAATGTAGCACCAACACTTTCGGCCGGAGCAGTTGGATTTGTTGCGTTTGGGGCCTCGGTATTAATTGCGGCAGCTGGAATCGGATTGTTATCCCTGGCGGCTATTAATCTTGCAAATGCCGGTCCCCTGGCCATTGGATGTATGGTTGGTATGGTTGCGGCAATCGCTTTGCTGGCAGTGGGAGCGGCTGCTCTTGGACCAGCATTGACAGTGGGAGCCGTTGGCTTTATTGCATTTGGAGCCGCTATTGTTTTGGTGGCAGCAGGTGCGTTGATTGCCAGCGCGGCATTGGCGGTTGTGTCTGCTGTTCTTCCTTCGATCGTACAATATGGAAGCCAGGGAGCGGTAGCTATTGCTCAGCTTGGTGCAAGCATGATTGTTTTTGGCACCGGAGCTGCTGTTGGAGGAATTGGCGCAACCGCGCTCGGAGTTGGTCTTGCGTTGGTCGGTGTAACTGCGCTGGTTGCAGCCGCAGGAGTAATTGTATTGGCCGCCGGAGCAGCGGTGCTTGGAGCTTCGCTTGTGATGGCAGGTGCAGGTTTGACAATTATGGGAGCAGCATTTCCACTTGTAGCGGCTGGTGCAAGGGTCAGTGCAGCCGGATTGGCGGCATTACTTGGATCAGGTACTGCGGCCAGTGCGGTTTTTGTGATTTTGGCAGGATCTTCTGGCGCGGCAGCTGTAACAGTTGGCGTATTTGCAGCGGCAATGGTGGCCGGAGCCGCAGGAACCGGTCTTATGGTAGTTGCTCTGAAATCAGTAAATTCCAGTATGAAGTCAATCGCCGGAAATGCGAAAAGCGCTGAAAAATCGCTTACAGGTATGCGCTCCAGCGTGAATGTTGTGAATTCTGGGCTGGATGCATTGGGAAACAAGGCGAAATCTGCGATCAGTGCATTGATTAAGCAGTTTTCCCAAGGAGAAAGTAAAGCGAAGACTTCTGGAAATGCGGTTGGAAATAATTTTAATAATGGCGTTTCAGCTGGAATGTCAAGGGCGGTTTCTACAGCAGAAACAATGTCAAATTCAATCGTAATTACCATGCGATCATCGGCAGGTGGGGCCTATAACAGCGGTGCTTACATCGGCATGGGTCTCGCTAACGGTATGGCAAGCCAGGTCGGCCATGTAAGAGCAGTGGCGGCACAGCTTGCGGCGGCTGCAGAGGCGGCGATCCGGGCAAAAGCGCAGATTCACAGCCCATCGCGGGTGACGGATAAGCTGGGCAACTATTTCGGAATCGGCTGGATCAACGGCATCATGGATCATGTGCAGGAGGCAAAGCAGGCAGCCATGGAGCTGATACAGATTCCGGAGCTTACACCTGCACCGGAAATCGGAATGAGCCTTCGGACTGGATCTGAAGATCTGAATGACAGCTATCAGTATAGCAGCAATGGAAAATATACCATCTATGTCCCGATCAATCTGGACGGAAGAGAGATTGGAAAAGCGACTGCAACGTATACACGAGAAGAAATTGAGAAACAGGAGACAAGGGAGAACCGAAAGAAAGGCAGGAGAACTAATGTATAACTTTGTAGATACCACAGAGCGGTACCCAGGGCAGAACCTGCCTTCGGAGGCTCTCATGTTTAATGGAAACTATTTGGAAAATGTGATTCCCGGCTACCGGACACTATATGTGTCTGGCCGGGAAGTTTTAGGGACGGAGATTACAGATCTGGAAACTGGCGTATCCGATGGTACGAAATACCGGCGCAAACGCTATCAACCCAGAACCATTGTGGTTGGATATCAACTGATTGCTGAAGATAATTCGGCTTTTCGTAGTGCGTATAACAAGCTGAATGCTCTTCTGGATGAAGAACAGGCGACTCTTATTTTTGCGGATGAGCCGGACAAATATTATATCGGAACAAAGCAGGGAACGAGTGAAGTGCCGGCGGGAAGAAATGCGATCACTGCGGAGCTGGAATTTTACTGCGCGGATCCATTCAAGTATTCGGTGGAAGAATTTACGGTGAATCCGACTGCGGATGACGGAAAAACGTTCATTGTGTCGTACAACGGCACTTATCGGGCCTTTCCAAAGCTTCAGGCAGTAATGCACAGTGAAAATGGAGTAGTAGGTTTTGTAAATGACTCCAAGAAAATTCTTCAGTTCGGTGATCCGGATGAGTTGAACGGAGAAACATACAAAAAAAGCGAACTGATAACAAGCTATGCTGACCAATATGTCTGGTCACAGGATGCGGCGTGGAAAGATGATACAGGGAGCAACTTCTTATACAGTAACAGCAAGACGGCTGGAAAGCTGGGTGTCATGAGCGTAGACAGCATCAAAGGTCTGTATCTGGCCAGCAGTGGATATGTAAGTCCAAACACAAACGGCTGGAATGGAGCTATGAAATCTATTGATGTGGTAGATTCCAATGGAGCAAAGGGAGCGACGCACCTCTATTGTTACATGAACAGCTGGTTTGAAACTGGTCTTATGGGGCAGACGGGCTGCCAGGCGATTGCTTTCTGCGATGCGAACGGAAAAATGATCTGCTGCCAGGAGATATACAAAACCGATACGATCGGAAACACAGCGCACATGAATATGTGGGTAGGTGGAAACAACCCGCGTATCGTCAAAACATATACTTTTGAACCTTGCCATCGAAAAGATGCAAACCCATACAGCCAAACGTATGGCGCAAGCGACATGATGAAACATGGAGAGAAAATACGTTTTTTCTGGAAGGGCAGTTATCCGGAATTTACAGTTCCAGAATTAAAAGATGTGAAAGTGGCAACAGTGAAATTGTATTTGGGACAGTGGGGAAGTCGAAATACAGGAAATCAGCTTGTCACCAGAAATTATTTCCGCGGCATCTTCGTGAGAATTGACAATGTAGAAAAATGGCGTGATATTCCGAATAAATTTTCGGTAAATCAGGTTTTGACAGCTGACTGTAGCAATGGAGAGGTCATGTTACAGGGACTTCCGAGACAGGATCTTGGTGCGTTGGGCAACGATTGGGAGAACTTTTGCCTGCAGCCTGGAATGAATCAGATCCAATGCATTGCATCGGACTGGGCAACACAGCCAACATACACAATGAAATACAGGGAGGTGTTTCTATGATTTTATATTTTGCGGACCGACATATGAATGTCATTGGGCAGGCAAGCACAGAGCTACCGAAGGGATTGTACATTTCTGATGATCTGAAAACAGAAGAGGTGGAAGCAGGTGTTGCTACACTAGAATTTACGCTGAATTACACGGCGAGCACGCGGAATGATGCGAAACAGTATGGTTCTGTTGGCAATTATATTCTTCGGAAGAATGGCGATGAGCAGGAATTTTATACGATCATTACCAGCGAAGAAAATATTTTCAAACAGGAAGTAGAAATCTATGCCGAGGATGCCGGTATGGATCTCCTGAACGAGACAGTTGGCGAATACAAAGCAGACAAGGCATATCCAGCGAGCTACTATGTTGAAAAATTCAGCGACGATTCCGGCTTTGAAATTGGAATCAATGAGGTCAGCAATTATAACCGGAAACTGTCCTGGGAGGGTGAGACCACCGCTTCTGAGCGTATTTTGAGCGTTGCCACGCAGTTTGACGCGGAAGTTTCCTATACTTTTGAAATCGACCGGTTGAAAATCAAGCACAAATATATCAACCTGCATAAGAAGCGCGGCGTAGATCAGGGGCGAGAACTTCGGATCAACCGGGAAGTGAAAAATATCATTGTAAAAAGTTCAGTAGAAGATCTGGCTACGGCACTTTCCGTTACCGGCGGATATCCGGAAGACAGTGAAACGCCGATCAATCTGAAAGGGTATAAGTATGATGACGGCGATATATATCTGTCCGGCAGTACGATTTATTCCCGGAGCGCAGTGGCCAAATGGAGCCGGTATCTTTCCGAAAAAGGAAATGGAACCGGTCATATTGTCCAGACTTACACCTATGATACGTTAAGTCAGTCAGAGTTGTGCAATCGTGCCGTATCAAAGCTGAAAAAGATCTATGATGCAGCCGTATCCTACGAAGTGGAACTGGCGTATCTGCCGGATGGAATCAAGATCGGCGATACAGTGAACATTGTAGATGATGCCGGAGAACTGTATTTGTCTGCAAGAATCATGAAACTGGAGTCTTCAGCTGCGAACGATGAATATACCGCTACGCTTGGAGATTACAAGGCAAAATCAAGCGGTATATCAGATAAAATGGTGGAACTGGCTGCGCAGTTTGAAAAACTGGCAAAGAACCGGACATTTTACACATGGGTTGTATTTGCTGATACAGAAACGGGCGATGGAATATCAACCAAATCTGCTGGAAAAACATACATGGGTATCGCATACAATCAGACGACAAAACAGCCGGTACTTACAGACCCGAGCATCTATACCTGGGTAAAGGTTGTTGGAGAGCAGGGAATTGCGGGAGAGCCCGGAAAGAATGGTCTGACTAGTTTCTTCCATGTGAGATATGCTGATGTTCCGAACCCGACAGCAAATCAGTTGCGGAAGGATACAGGAAAATATATCGGTACCTATGTGGACTATATATTGGAGGACAGTACAGATCCGACCAAGTACACCTGGCGAAAATTTCAGGGCGATGACGGAGAGGACGGCGCCGATGGAACCCCTGGAGAAAACGGTGCGAATGGTGAAACCAGTTATCTGCATATCGCTTATGCAACAAGCGCGGATGGAAAGACAGGCTTTTCGACAACCAACGCCGTCGATAAAACGTATATAGGCCAATACGTGGATTTTACCAAGGCTGACAGCACCAATCCGGCGAAGTATCGTTGGAGCAAATTTCAGGGGCCGAAAGGAGATAAGGGAGATCCGGGCGAGCAAGGACTGCGCGGCCTGCAGGGCGATAAGGGTGATCAGGGAATCCAGGGACCAAAGGGCGAAAGTGGCAAATCCACGTATACGCATATTGCTTATGCAAATAGCTCTGATGGAAAGGTCAGTTTCTCCGTTTCTGATTCGGATCGTGATTATGTCGGAATGTATGTAGATGAGGTCGTAGCGGACAGCACAGACCCAACGAAATATGCTTGGAGTAAGATTAAAGGTGCCGATGGTACGCAGGGAATCCAAGGAAAGCCGGGAGCAGATGGAAAAACACCGTATTTTCATATCGCTTATGCAACGAGTGCGGATGGAAAGACAGGCTTTTCTATTACTGAATCAACCGGTAAGACGTACATCGGTGTGTATACGGACTATACAAAGGCAGATTCTACCGACCCATCTAAATACAAGTGGACAAAGATTCAAGGACCGCAGGGCACGCAGGGACTGCAGGGAATCCAGGGACCACAGGGGGAGCGAGGTATTGCTGGAAAAGATGGACAGAACGGAGCTACAACATATTTTCATATTAAGTATTCTGCAGTTTCGAATCCGACGTCTGCAAGCCAGATGACAGAGGTTCCCAACACTTATATTGGTACCTACGTGGATTTTACGGAAATGGATTCAAACGATCCTGGAAAATATACATGGTATAGGCTTCAGGGGTTACAGGGCGAAAAAGGTACGCAGGGCCTTCCTGGGAAAGATGGATCGAACGGAAAAACTACCTATCTTCATATCAAGTATTCCAATGATGGGGGTAAAACTTTTACAGCGAACAGTGGTGAGACACCGGGAGATTATGTTGGAACATGTACCGATTTCAATCAGACGGATCCGACGACAGTTGGCTCGTATATATGGGCTAAAATTAAGGGAGAACAGGGTCCGCAGGGCTTGCGCGGCCTGCAGGGTGAAAAAGGTGACCAGGGAATTCAGGGACCCAAAGGCGCTGACGGAAAAGATGGAAAAACGACGTATTTTCACATCAAATATTCTGCGGTTTCGAATCCGACCTCTGCGTCTCAGATGACAGAGACACCGTCAAAATACATTGGAACGTATGTGGATTTTACACAGACGGATTCGGATGATCCGAAGAAGTACAGCTGGCAGCAGCTGGAAGGTTCGCAGGGGCCACAGGGAAAACAGGGAATTTCAGGTACCAATGGAGCAGACGGGAAAACCAGTTATCTGCACATCAAATATAGTAATGACGGTGGGAAGACATTCACCGGGAACAGTGGTGAGGATATTGGCGCTTATATCGGAACATGCGTGGACTATGCAAAAGATGATCCTACAAGTGTCGGAATGTATAAGTGGGCGAAAATCAAAGGCGAGGCTGGAGCAAAAGGCGATAAGGGTGATACGGGTAAGGGGGTTAAATCGACATCTGTTGCATACCAGGTTTCAACTTCCGGAACAACAGTTCCAACTGGCACATGGTCTGGGTCTGTGCCATCTGCATCCGCGGGGCAGTATCTGTGGACACGTACAATCATCACTTACACTGACAACACAACATCCACGATATATAGTGTCGGTCGTATGGGAACCAATGGTGCAAATGGCACCAATGGAAAGAGTATTGGATCAGTAGTCAATTATTACCTGGCAACTGCATCTTCCAGCGGAGTTACAACGGCGACGAGTGGATGGACAACAGCTGTCCAGTCGGTGTCTGCGGTTAAGAAGTATCTTTGGAATTATGAGGTTGTGAAGTATACCGACGGAACCGTGGCGAGTACAACTGTGCCTTGCATCATTGGATCATACGGTGATCGGGGAAGTAAAGGGGATAAAGGTGATACCGGATCAACTGGAAATGGTATTAAGGGGATCGTGGAGCATTACGCGGTTTCTTCATCCAATTCGACTGTTCCTACCTCATGGTCGTCTACGGTTCCGACAATGACAGAGAGCAATAAATATCTCTGGAACTACGAGACAATTACTTATACAAATGGGACAACTGTAGACACAACAAAACGAGTTATCGGTGTATATGGTAACAAAGGTGCTACAGGGGCTACTGGCAGTAAGGGAGATAAAGGTGATAAAGGTGAGTCGGATATCAAATGCTATCCGCTTACCGGTGGATCAAATCAGATTGTATGGTCAAAACTTGGGACTCTTACATCAGCAGGAGACAATAGCAATTTTATCATCAATGTCTATACAGGAAGCGGATATAATGGATATGCTTATCAAAATTCTCAAGCTGAAATCGTTATTAAAGACGGCTGGCAGTCGTCCGCGTCAACCACAAGGGCATTTGGCGTCAGCGTTACCCGGCAAAATTGTGACGATTTGAAAGTTCAGGTTAGAGCCACAGCAAGCAATAAATGTGACGTGTGGATTTACCTCCCTTGGTCTTATAGCTGGGGAACATATACTATTTCTGGAAAATATACTTCTTGGGCTTTATCAAATACTACGCAGACAGCAGAGCCAACAACGGGTACATTGCAAGAACTTGCTTATCGAATAAATCCTGAGAATGCTGCAAAAACAGCAACGAACTTTATGGAATTCACATCCGGAGTCGGTCTCCAGATCGGAAATAAAACAAATGGTTCCTGGTCTGGATATAGAACAAAGATATCATCATCAGCTTTCGAAATCCTTAATCAGGCAGGAACTGTATTGGCCAGCTACGGTGAAAAGCTGATTCAGCTTGGGAAAAATGCTACGGACGCGGTCATTGAATTGTGCGGTGGAAAAGGAAAGATTAAATATGAGCAGATGTGGACATATGGAGGAAAAGATCCGACTTTAACAGTAAGAGGACAGAATACGGCCCTATTAGGTGATGATAAAGTTCTCGTTAAAATGCAGCACAATTCAAATGGAAACAGATATACAAGACAGCTTTTTGCATCAGAAAACAATATACACATTGGAATGTTCAAGGGAAAAGCAACGGATCCAGATGAAGCAGACGATATTGAAGCGTGTATAACAGAAACGGCAGATGGAATAAAACTGGATGTCCCATCGAAAGATATAGCCCTGGAAGCTGTCCAGATCAATATGACAACATTGTCAAAACTGATATATCCAGTGGGTTCTATCTATATGTCTGCAAATTCCACGAACCCAAAGAATCTGTTTGGAGGCACATGGGTCGCTTGGGGAACCGGACGAGTGCCGATCGGAGTTAATGCATCTGATTCTGATTTTAGCTACGTAGAAAAAACAGGTGGTTCTAAAACTATAAATCTATCTCACAAACATCTTGAAACCGTCGGTGCTGACAATGGTAACATGTATCTCGAGGGAGGATCGAATGGAGGACGACATGGATCAGGTATAGCTGCAAGTATAAGCCGAATGACTTGGAAAGGAACTGTTGGAACAGGATCAGCACGCTTAAATTATACAGATTCGGCAGGAAATACAAAGCAGTCGGTTGTTCAGCCGTATATCACATGTTACATGTGGAAAAGAACGGCTTAACGTAAAAAAAATCAAATAACAGGAGGGAAATAACATGAAAGTAGAAGCAACTTACACAAAGGACATTCATTATTCTGGAATCATCACAGTTGACGGCGAGACCGTTGTGTCTATGGACGCCAATATGGATGCAAAACATCCGGATGTTCCAATTGTCAATCGCTACATCAACAACGGTAGAAAGTATCGTGCCAATAAAAAGGATATCGATGATGTTGTTGATAAATTTGAGAATGACATCTGGGACGAGTATGATAAGTACACTGCAGAGCTGGAAGAAAAGGAAAAAACTGAGTAGGGCCGGAAACGGTCCTTCTTCTGCGTTCAATAGTGGGAAAGAGAGACAGAGCAGTGAATGAAATATTAATGCAGACATATACGATAGCACTTCCAGTGCTGCTGGGCTACATCGTCTGGCTCTTAAAAAATCAGAAAAGGGATCGAGACGCGAACAGTAAGGGAACTATGTTACTACTCAGAGTCCAGCTGATTGAGTACCACAGCAAGTACACACAGCTTGGAGACATCCCATCCTATGCATACCAGAACTTCTGCGAGATGTACGAAGCCTATCATGTGCTTGGTGGAAACGGTATGATCACAAAGATGAAGCAGGAAATTGATGAATTACACTTAAAAAAGAAAGGCGATTGATATGGAACAGATTATGAATTATGTAAAACCAGAACTGATCATTGTAGCTATTGTCCTGTACTTCCTGGGCATGGGCCTGAAACAGGCACAGGCTGTAAAGGACAAGTATATTCCTCTGATTCTCGGCGGCGTGAGCATTGTACTGTGTGCTATCTGGGTGCTGGCTACCAGTGAAGTGTGCACCGGTCAGCAGGCGGCGATGGCCGTCTTTACGGCGGTCACGCAGGGAATCCTCGTCGCAGGGCTGAGCAACTATGTGAATCAGATTATTAAACAGACACAGAAACCAGAGTAAGGGCGGCCGAAGACCGTCCTTCTTTTGCGCCGGCGCAATTTGCTTGGCAGAAAGGAATCAGCTATGAAAATTGACAGATCTTTTATCAGCACCCAGAACACTTATGAAGAAAATGATCCCAGGTGCATCGTAGTCCATAACACGGACAATTTCCGTGTGGGTGCCGATGCCCGTACACACGCAGAAGCGCAGCATAATGGTGAGCTGTCCAATATGTCTGCGCATTATTATGTTGATGATGGCGACACTGCCTACCAGGCCGCGCCGCATAACCGCGGATGCTGGCACGTCGGAGTCAACTATGGCGGTGCTAACTTGTTTGGACGCTATGGCAATCGGAGCAGCATCGGCGTGGAAATGTGTGTGCAGAGCGGATATGACTATGAGAAGGCTTTCCGTAATACCGTTGCGGTGGTCAAGGAGATCATGAAAGAAACCGGAATCCCGGCATCCAGGGTATATCGGCACTATGATATCTGCAGCAAGCACTGCCCTAGCCAGATTATGGAAAGGGATGACTGGGGTCGCTTCAAGAAGTTGATCAGCGGTGCATCCAACACGCCGAAGCAGCCGGAAAATACGAAATACGAGCCTGGAATCTATAAAGTCAACGATGCAGCGCTCAACATCCGTAAGAGGCCGAACGTTGACAGCGAAATTGTCGGAGTGATCCGGGATAAGGGCAGCTACACGGTGACGGAGATCCAGAATACGAGTTGGGGACGGCTGCTCTCTGGCGCTGGCTGGATTAACTGCCATACTAAGTATTGCACTTATGGCGGCGCAGCTCCGAAAGAGGAGCAGAAACCGACCGCAAAAGCGATCTCAATTGATGGCGTATGGGGTCCGGAGCTTACCCGCCGCCTGCAGGAGATCTTCGGGACCGGCGTGGACGGGAAAATCAGTAACCAGCCCACGACAAACAAGAAATACTGTGTCGGTATCACAGCGGCCGAGTGGAGCAATCATCTGTCCGGCGGATCAGCTCTGATCAAGGCCATCCAGAAATGGTCGGGGGTAACTGCTGACGGATACATCGGACCACAGACCATCCGCGCGATGCAGCGCAAGCTCGGCACACAGGTTGATGGTGTGATCAGCAATCCATCCGCGATGGTACGCGCCCTGCAGGAATGGTGCAATCGCCAGTAATCGGCCAACAAAAAAGCCCCGGGGATCTCC